ACCTTGATGGTGATCGTGGCTTCCATGAGTTCATCGAGACGTGCGCCGGGGTTGTAGCCCGTGCCGAAGCCGGAGAACGAATACGTATCTCCGTCGCCGCCCCAGTCAATCGTGATCGTCTCGGGGTCGTCATCCAGCCAGCCCGCGATGTCAATCGCCGGATCGTGCTGGACTTGCAGCGTCACCGTGCCGCCGTCGATCAGCCCGCTCGGAAGAAACGACTTCCACCCCGAAGAGCCGAGGTGTGAGGTGTCCACAAACCCGCGCTGCATATCGGGGCCGGACACATCCATGTAGCGCATGGAGAAACCGGAAGTGCCGAATGTGATGGTCGTACCATCTCCCACGCCGACAGCCATTGATAGTGCTCCTTAATGAATGGGCGTAGTGCGCCCGTTGTGAATGTGATTGCCTTACAGAAAGCGGCCTAGACGGTCGCCGGATTTCGGAAGTACATCATTCGGTAGCTCTGCCGGATTACGGCGAGCGCAGACTCGCGTCCGGGAATCGGCACAGGGACTACGTGGGATTCGTCGTCGAGCTTGATGTACTTGATGTCGAACTCTTCGGCGTCATCGACCACTACACCCTTGAACTGGTCTAGTGCGCCGCGCGTCGCCAGTGCTAAGTTTTGGCAAGTTGCCGGATCGTCCGCGTAGTTCTCGATCTCGAAAACCACGTTAGCGAAGCCGGTGCGCCCGGTCATGTGACGTATTTCTTCAACGTCGCGCTGGTCGCAATACTGATACGGGCGCTCTTTGCCGGACGGCACCATATTCAGGCCGATATAGAAGCGGTCGCTACGGAGCGTCGTCACGTCCGAGTCGTTATCGAGGATTACCGCTATCGCCTCGCATGGACTCATGGTTTAAGACCTTCGGCGACTACCGCCTTTTCCAGTTCACGCGCGTAGATGCGCTCGGCTTCTTTGGACTTGGAGTCGAATGCGGGCGTCAGGAACGGGCGCCCGGCGAAACCCGGATGCTCGATTTCCTTACCGAACTCCATGATCACGTTTTGGAATCCGAGCGCCACGTCTTTTACGTTCGTGAGCGTCTTGCCTTTGGAAGCAACAATCCGGTGTGGCTTCACTGGGAACTCAATCAGGTGCGAGATGTTTGCCGGATTCTCGCCTGTGCGCGGGTCTTTCTTACTCGCCGCGCCCGCGATGGTCATCGTGACGCCCTTGCTGTATGAGCGCGTGACCTGCGTGATGCTCTTGGCAAGGAATCCGCTGCGTTTGGACTTCCGCGCCTGCCGCTTGGCTTCCGTGGTGACGGGCCGCATGGCTTTAGTCGTCGCGCCCTTGATGTATTTCTTCTGGAGCTTCGGTTCTAGCAGCAGGAGCTTCTTAGTCAGCCGCGCAATCTCTCGACTATCCACCGACATCTTGATCTGGTTAGCCATTGTCCTGGCGCTCCACACAGATCAGAATTGCTTCTCGGTTTCGCTCATCTACGTTTGCGACGGACTCGATGTAGAAGTACCGCCCATCCATCAGCAGCCGGTCGCGGGTTTTAAACTTGTCCTTGCTCCACCGCGTCCGTATCTGGTGTGTCGCATCCGCTACCACCTGCCGCGCCTGTTCCAGTTCGCGCCCCGCGAGCGGCTTTAGCTCGCAGAATGCGCTTCCCGCCGGATACCACGTTGTCGTCGGGATTCCCCGCGCCGTCACGCTCTCCGGCGTTTCCAGATTCATCTTGTGGCGCAGTCGGGCGTAGTTCATCGACAATCCTTACGTAGCCGAATTGTTCCCACCGCTCGGCGTCTGAGCGCAGCACGTAAGCGCCAGCCGAGTCGTGCTTCGGGGTAATCGCCCGCGCAAGCGTCGAAACGTAGACGGATTGCAGCGGGATTACTTTTACGAAGTCGTAGTCGGCCATTGGTTAGGGATTAACCAAAGATCGCCGCGACATGGCAGGACTGCGTGCCCGTGCCGGAGAGGATGATGTTCTTGGCGTTCGACGCCACATCCGCAGCCGCTTCCGGCGCGTGCCAGAAGAAGAGGCCGCCCGCCTGCACCTGAACGCTGCCTGACGTGCCGATGAAGTTGTACGCGCTCACCGAGGTCGAGGTGTTGTGCGCGATGGTGATCGTCCCGTTGCCGGTCGGGTTTTTCAGGCAGAAGGCTTGCAGTTTGAGACCGGTGCAGTCCGCCGTCGCGCCGTTGGCCTTCGGAAGCGCCGTCGCGTCAATGTAGGCCGTGCTGGACGTGAGGCTCAACGACCAAGTGCCGCCGACCGTGACGGGGATCGTCGTGCCGTTTGGAACCGTCTGGTTGAGGCTGAGCTTGTGCTGCAACACGGCGTCAGCCGCCGACGCGCCGATATTGCTGGTGACGGTTTCAAGGAAGTCAAAATCCAACTTGAGCCGACCGGAAGTGAACGCCATCTGATTGTTTCCTTAGTAAGTTACCGGAGCCACGTCCGGGTTGAGCATCCATTGGATGTGTTGCGGGACTTCGTTTACCGTCTCGCTTGTAACGCTAGATGCGTTTTCAAACCAGTGCGCGGCAAGCACCAGAATCCCTTGCTTGATGTTCTCTGGCACGCTCGCCGCCGTCGCGCCGTATCCCGCTACAAAGGTGATCGTGACGGCGTTCTTCTTCCCCATTTGCAGGATCGGATAGGTCGCCGTGTAGGTCAGCGTGATCGTGCCGAACAGCGCGGTTGTGTCTACTTGGTAGTTCGACGAATCAAACGTCTGTGATACGCCGTTCGCGTCGTAGTAGGTTACGGACGTAACACTAGACAGCGGGCCGACCGGAATCGTGATTTCCGTAGAGAATGGCCAGTAATCGAAGCTGTAGGCATACGTCGCGCTGATAAACTGGCGATTCGTGTACGCCTCACAGGATTTACGCGCAGCGGTAATCAGTCGCGTTAACTCGATGTCGAACGACGAGTCATCGAGGCGCAGGTGCGTCCGTAGCTCGTCAACCGTGACCGGCTCGACAGTCGGCTGTACCGTGATTACCCAACTCATTTAGGCGAAGGCTTTTGCCTTACGGCGTTTGCGCTCAGGCTCGGCGGCGACGACTTCCTTACGCTCGGCGGCGACGACTTCCTTACGCTCGGCGGCTTCCTCGCCAAATACCTCAACGAAGCCGTGACGCAGCCAGATTTCGCGGAGCATCGCCGGGGGCGACACGAATCCACCTTGCTTGCCGATAAAGCCAGTACGCGGCCAAGTGAAGTCTTTAAGGATGCGGCAGCGGGTCATGGTTACAGCGCCGTCTTTTTAGTGGGCGCAGTCGGCGCGGGTTCTTGTACGACCGGCGCAGGCTCAATCGCGGCGGGCTGCTTCGCTTCCTTGTCGGCCTTTTTCACAGGCACTAGCGACTGCACTAGAACCTCAAGAAACTTAACCTTCTTTTCCAGCACTCGAAACCGCTCTTCTGGGGTCATCGCCATCGTTCTATCTCCAAGCGCCAGCGGGCTTGCCGTTGGCTGCGTAGTCTTTGGTGGTCTGTAAAATCTGACCGCCGTTCATGTCCATCCACTTGATAAATTCTTCGATGTGGCCGATGCTCGCGCGGTTCGCAAGGTGCAGGTTTTTGCCCGCCTGTTCCCATCGGTGCCAGAAGTTCATGTCTACGTCGATGTGGCCGCTATCGCCAGCCCAGCGGCCTTCCTTACCTGGAACGGGAGTCATCCACGGGTGCGGGAAACTATTTAGGCTTGAGGCGCGGAACATCGTGCAGCCAAAGTGCGCCGTCTTGATCGGCGTCGTGCGCCACGAGAACACGTCAGCCTTGATTGTCCTGGGGCCGTCCTTGCCAAAGCTGAACAGCACATCTTCGCAACCGCGTCGCGCCTGAATCGTAGTGGCGGCGTCAATGCGTTCGTCGGATTTCAGGATGCGATAAAGTTCAAGCACATCCTCGGCGCAAAAGACGGAGTCGTAGTCGAGGGTCAGGATGTACTCCTTGCCCTTGTTCAGCCACTTCTCCATTCCATGACAGAGTTCGCTCCACCAGAAGCAACTCTGGATAACGTCAAATTCAATACCGGGCATCTGCGACATTGCTTTGGTCGTGCAATACTGGTGCAGGATGTACCCGTTGCGCGGCGCAGCTAGGATTCCGCCGATCTTCGTAAAGTCAATAGAGATCGCGTCCGGCTTGCGCCCCATGAGATTCAAGCTGCACGGGCCAAGCCTCCGAGCGCAGTCGTCAATCTCGCTTTCCCACCGGCGGATACCCTCAAGGCCGGAGGTCATCAGCAGTTCACGCAAAAGCACTTCATCAAAAATCGTCTTATGGTAGTCGTCCGCATCGACCTGTCCGCCCATGATGAAGCCCATGATCGGGAGGTCAGTTCCGGCGAGGTACTGATTGGCAACCTCGCGGAAGTTCGGGACAGCTACGCGCAGAATGCCGCCCGGCTTTAGTGCGCGAATCCAATCCTTGAGCACTAGCGCGATTTCGTTCTGCGCGAAATGCTCCAGTACGTGCGATGCGCGGATTTCATCAACGCTTGCATCGGGATACGCGAGCGGATAGGCTTCGGAGCCTAGCTTCCGGTCAATGTTCGTGAATCCCGGAATATCCATCGGTTTGCCGTCATCGCCGATACCAGCCCCTATATTGAGGCGGACAATCGGCGGAATTGGCTTAAGCTCGACGGGCAGATCGGTGGCGACTTCTGTTTGCGGCATGCGGCATTCCTTGTAAAAGTCCGGCATCCACGCAACAGCGGCGTTGGCATCGATCCCGGACGGGTGAGCATGTTTGCGGCAATTAGCTTTTTTAGTTCGGGGCTGGCGACTGCCGCAGCCGCCAGCCCCTATCCAATCAACTAGCTGGCTGGATTACCCGGCCACGAACACGGCGCAACCGCGTTCAGTGGTAGTGTCAGGGGCGATTTCGGCACGCCCAAGGATGATCTCGCCGCTGACGACCGTCGCGGCGCTGGTGTTCTCAACCTGCAACCGCAGGTAGCGGTTGCGCTTGCGGAGATCGACCGAAAACTCAGCCACATAGCCGGACGAGGTGTTCGCGCTCGGAATCGTGAATCCCGTGCCGCCCACAAACGTCGAGATCGTGGCGAAGTTGTTGCTGGCCGTACCGTCGCTGATGTGCATGACCGTGACATCGCTCGAAGCGACGCCGACGTTCACATACACCTTGGCGTGGTTGAAACCGAGGGTGTCAACCGTCACGCTCGCGGTCGCGTTGGTGGCAACGCTGCGCGGGTAGAGAGCGACAACCTTATGAGAGTCAAGTGCAAGAGACATTGTTCTGCGTCCTTTCTACGGTTACGACGCGTCGCTGATGAGGGCCGCAATCGGCGGCTTGGCATCAGCGCCCGCAGAGATGAGGCCGCCAACGTCGTGCGTCACGATGTCGAAGCGGATGAAGCCGACGACCGCGATGGAGTCGGAGGTGAAGAGGAACTGGTCGGACGACTTGATTTCGAGCGAACGGCGTAGACCGATGGTCGCGGCACGCTTGAGGTCGCCAACGAGGAACATGGCAAGGTCGTCAGAGATCGTACCGGACGACTCTTCGCGCATGACCGGCACCTGGACGACTTCATAGCCGTTCCAGCGGAGCGGACGCGCACCAGCACCTTCGGCCTGCGTGACACCGCCAAGGCCAGCCAGAACCGCGCCGATACCCTTGTCGAAGCCCTGCGGCGAGATGAAGATTTTGCAGTTACCGCCCGCCTTCACCGAACCCATGATGTTGCCGGAGACGGCACCAATCGAGGCGGCGGTGATTTCGGCGAACGTGTTGATCGGCACCGAGTGGACATTCGCCCAGTACGTCGAATCGAGGTTTTCGATTTTCTTCACGACGCCGGTGATGCCGAAGTTGCCGTTCGTGCCATCGCCCATGAACAGGCAGTTGTCGAGCTTCTGCCCGACCGTCTGCGCGATTTCAAGGCCGATGAGTTCGCCGATGTTGATGGCGGAATCTTCGCCAAGTTCAGCGCTGTAGCTGGTGTAGATGCCGCCCTTGTTGGCCGTCAGACGAACCTGATCGTAGCCAAGGTCGGAAGCGGTAGGCGCGGTGTTTTCCGACGTGTTGTACATCGTCAGGCCGGACGTGCGGCGCGGAACCGTCATCACGTCGCGCACCATCGGGACGACATTACCCTCGCGCAGGGCGACGGAGTAATCTTCAACCAAGCGGATGATGTAGTCGGAGAACTGTTCCGGCACCGTGTAGCCGCCAGCGGTGTTGACCGACTCGCTCATCGCGCGTTCGTTCATCGCCCACTCGCGCACCTTGCGCTTCGCCCATTCGGCGTTACCGGCCTTCGCAGCCACGAACGTGCCGAACTTGTACGCCGCCTCGATGTCCTTGGCGCGACCGTGGCCGCTATCCTTGAACACGCGCATGTTGCGCGGGACGTAGGACGTGATTTCGATCTTCGCGTTGTCGGCGAAATCGCGCTTTTCGGGGTCGGCGACTGGCGACTGGCGCTTGCCCGGAGCCTTGAAGTCTTCGTAATCGGCCTTCAGTTCCGCAGCGATGCGCTCGTTTTCACGAATCTGCTCGATGTCGGCCTTGTGCTGCGCAGCTTCCTTGCGGAGCTTCGCAATTTCTCGCTTCTCTTCTTCGGTCAGTACCCGGCCCGCAGTCTCGGCGTTCTGCTGGATTTCCAGCGCGCGCCGCAACGCGAACTCGGCATCGCTCTTAAGATCGGCGATGTCCTTCATGTGTGTGGTTTCCTTTCGGGATGTGCGGAGCCGCAATACGGGAGGGCCGGATACACGGGTGTCCGCTTGGGACAATTTGGGGATTTCGGTTCGACCTGAGCGGCCTGGGCTACTTGATTAGCGGCCCGGAGTGGAAACTTACTAATTACAGCGCGTTAATCTCGGCGACTAGCGCCTTGAATGATTCGCGTGTCATCTTTGGCTCTTCGACTTGCTCGGCGACATCCTGAGTGGAGTCGCGCTCTTCGGTATCTTCGGTGGAAACTTTCGGCGCAGACTCAACTCCGCGTGTCGTGCAAAGCTGCTGCTCAAACGGCGTGCCACGATTCTCAGCGCCACGGGCAGCCACAAACTCCGTGGACTGACTACCAAGCGGGACTACGGAGCCTTCATACACATCGTTTACGCCGTGCATGATGTAGTGACAGACTTCGCCGTCGTATTTTTCACCCGGCCAGTGACGGCAGGTAGAATCGGGCGTTCCCATTTGATCGTGACAGATTGAGCATTCGGCCTTGTCGAAATTGAATCCGATGGAGGTTCCGCGATAGACGCCGCCGAGGATATGGGCTATGAACTCTTCATTCTGTGGCGTGCGGAGAATATACACATCCGGTCGCGCCTTGGCTGAACCCGCTTCTTTTACAAACTCGGCATTGAAAAATGTGCCGCGCGGAAGGCGTCCGCGCATATCATGGAGTTCCATGAGCGGCTTTCCGACGATCATCTGCGTGATACGCTTTAGCTCGCGCTCCGGGAACCGTGAAAAATGGCGGTCAACCTGATCGTTCGCCAAGTCCATCGTGAACACCGCAACATCTTCACGCTTGAGCGGCGATAGGGTGAACTTGTTTATTTTCCGCATTACCGCATCGTCTGGGTTTACCGCGCGAAATTCCGCGTGACGCGCCCCTAAAAATGCGCCGATCTTGTGTTCGGTATCAGTTTCCACCCGAAATAGCCTCCTGACAGGCGCGAATCGCGTAGTCGGCCATCTGTTCGGCCCATGCCTGCGGGTCTTCGACTGCCTGAGCCTTGCACAGTTGAATCAAGCGGTCGCTGCTGGTGTCTAAGTAGTGCGCCGCGATTCGGTTAAGTACCTTGTCGAGAGCGCCGGTAAGGTCGTGCGAATTGGCGCAAGCGAAGGCCAGAGCGGTATCTTTTGCCCCGTCGCGCACAAATTCTTGCGTATTCTTGCGGTAATCGGCCTGAAACTCGTGCAGCTTGCCGCGCTTCTGGGCGTCGAGTACTTTCTTTTCACCGACTCGAATCATTCGCGCGAAGTGACCAGCGAACACGATACGGAACGCTTCCACTACTGCGGCCTTACTTTGCGAATCCTGCGGCATCGGGTCTTGTGAATCTTCGGCGTCCTGGGTATCTTCCTGCGCTCCGCTGCTTGAATCGCTAGAAGATGGTGTATTTTGTGTTGATTGTGTGCTTGGCGCAGGTTCCGCTATAGCTCTTTCGACCGACTGGACATTCGCCATAACGAATCGCGCCGAACCTTCCTCGCCGCCGATTGGTTTCAGGCCGACCTCGATACGCATTTCGTCAATCGAATACTGGCCCATCTGAAACAGCTTCATCATTACATCGGTGCGCTTAACGGCGTCGGACTCCAAGAACATCCGATCGTCGAAATATACGTCGATGTTTTGCTCATTCGCGCCGAGAATCTTGACTTGGACTTCCTGAGAGAACCGTTCACACCACGGCTGCAAAGTGTCTGTCGCGTAAGACTGATTCTCTTCGGCGATGTTGCTATAGGTCGAGCGGAGTAGATGCTGAACCTTATTGGGTGGCATCCGGTAGAATCGGCAAACTTCCTCGACGCCTTGGTAGATCGCCTCAATAAGCTGTGATTTCTCGGGGTCAATTGCCAAAGGATGCGCTTTTACGCCGTCCGGCAGAATCGCCCACTTGTAAGCCTTATCTGGCCCACCGTGGCGTAGTGTGAATGACGACCGTAGATTCTCAATCGCCTTGGCCGTCAGCTGCGGCGGCGCTTCTAGGACACCAGACAACACCGCGTTATTGCCAAAGAACCCGGCTGCGTGCATCTGCGCGGCGATAATCTTGCCGAACGCCGTCTTGCCTACTTCCGTCGCCACCCACCCCATGACGCCGTTACAGCCAACGCCGTGAATATGGAGGATGTTACGGGCTGCGAATTGAGTTTTCTGTCCAGCTTCGTCTTTTACAAAGTAAGTCAGAGCGCCGGTATCTTTGTCGGCCTTGACCTCGACGCAATCAGAATCGAGCGGCCATAACTCAGTGACCTTACCGGCCCCGTCGCGCACGATTTCCGCGAACGCCGAGCGGTTAGTCAGCGCCTGCGCGAACATCGCCTCGCGGAAGCTAATCGCCGTCATCGCCTGATTCGGGCGACGGTTCAGTAGTAGCAGCGCTGGATGATTGGTTACAGCATCCGATCCGCCGTCCGGTCGCGTCTTGGCGAAGCGAATCGGCATCTTCGCGCAATCTTCGGAGATATTGCGGACACAGGCGTAGAACGCCGAGATACCCATAGCGACCTTAGTATCCACATGGATACCGCTAGGATCGCTCGCGCCACGGTCGCCAAAGATGTGCTGAAACCGCGCGGCCACACTATCGAGTGCGCGGGATGTGGGCGCAGGCAGTAGGCGGTCTAAGATGCTCGCCAAGTGCCTACTCCTTAGACTTGTTACGGTTAATCATGGATGCAGTTAGCATGAAAATTGCGGACATATAGAGCGCGATACCGCCCCATCCGGCGAAAACCCAGATGCCGACGCCAGCAGAGATCAACCCGAGGCCCAGAAAGACGTTCTCGGCGCGTTCTTGGTGGACGCGGTTATCCGTCAACGACTGCGGCTTGTGGTTGCTCACTACTTGCTCCCCAGGGGCACCGGCCATATCCGGCTACATAGGTTTCCCCGTCGTATCCGTAGAACAACCACGTCATAAAGCTGCGGTTTGTCCACAGTGCTTTGATTGAGTTATCGGTGATTCCGAGATGGTGAAATAGATCGCGGCGCACGAATAGGGCGTTAGTTACCGTCACGCCGCAGAGTTCGTAGCCCTTTTCATTGCCAAGCGCCACGATTGCATCGAGACTACTGCCGACCATGAGTGTCGGGCTATCTGGCTGGATTAACCCAAGCCCATCGGCGACGGTGGGGTTGAACTCGATCATCACCAGCTTCGGGCGGTAGTTTGTTAGTGACTTCCAGACGTGGTAGTCGTTTCCGTCTATGTCGATGGATAGGAAGTCAAAGTCGGGCGGTGTATTCGCAACACTAGCTATTAGGGTGTCTAGTGAATTTTCGCCTAGACTAGAAACTACTCTTTCGAGTATAAATGTTTTGGTATTACGGGCGTTCCTATGTAAATCATCGATCTTCTCGGAATTACCTTCAAACAATAGCGCCCAATACCCACTCTCCACCAGCGCTCGCGTATTGCTCCCCGTCACCCCGTCGCCAGCGCCTACATCCACGCACCAGCGGTCACGCGCTGGTAGCTTGGCTAGGGTTGCGGCGATTAGGGGCTGCTCGCCCCATTGGGAGTAGTCGGTGGCGGCATCAACCGGCATACAGCACCCCGTTGTTTTCCAGCCAACTCGGCCCGGTCTGTTCTCTCTGGACTATAAGGCCGACCGGCATAATTGACGCCACGGCACCGTCAATCTTGTTCTGCGGGAACTCTTTGCGGGGATAGATGTTGTCTTTCGCGTCAACCTTGGCGACTACGTTGCTGAACATCCACGCGAGCGCGGGGTTTGCGTCGTGCTTTAGTTTTTTCTCAGCCACCCATGCCGCGAGCGTTTTCATAGGCTCACTAAAATTCTGTACCGTGTTGCGGTACTCGATCATCGGGCAACCTTCTTTTAGAAGGCGCTGCGCCAATTCCGTGGCTTGCCAGGGGTCATAGGCGATGTTTGTCACCTGAAACCGGCGCGAATCTTCAATCAAGTCCTGCTCGATAGCGTCGAAGTCGATTACCGGCCCATCGGTCGCCGTGATCCAGCCGTCCTTCACCCATCCGGCGTACTGCGAATTTTCAGACTGCTCGACTGTCTCTTCGGGTAGATAGAACTTACCGAACAGGACGTAGCCGTCATCCTCTGGAAAGATGTACGCCTTGGCCGCAATATCCTCGCGGGTCGCCAAGTCTAGCCCGATATAGCAGGGACGCCCCTCGAAATCCTCGATATCCAGCGATGGATCGCCACAGGCGTCCCACGCGGCCATGTTCATCCATGCCGTCGAAGCGTTCACCCATACGTTCAGGTGCTTCGTTAGGAACTCGTTTTGGGCGCTGGCAACCTTGAGCGCCTTGGCCGCCTTGCGCTTTAAGTCCTCTGGATTGACGGATACCCCGTAATTCGGGTTCGCCTTTCGCCAGGATTCCTCAGAATCCCAAAAGTCGCCTTCATCAACGGTGTAGATGATGCCGAACGTCCGGTCGTCGGACTGTGAACCGTTCAGGATTTTCTTGATGTAGTCGCGTGTCTCGTAGCAGATACCCGCACGATTGTTGCCGGCGGTCGTTATCTGCCAGATAATCGGCTGTGTGCGTGCGCCAGTGGCCGTATCGAGGGCTGCTACCATGTCGCGCGTCTTGTGCGCGTGTAGCTCGTCAATAATGGCGCAGTGAATATTCTGGCCGTCTTGGCTGCCTTGATTATCCTTGGAAAGCGCCCGGAAGGTAGAGGCGTCTTTCTGTTTCAGGATAACATGCTCGCGGACTTCAATCCCGAAGTGCGCGGCTAGAGATGGGGTCTGCTTAACCATCATCCGCGCCATATCGAGCACGATACGGGCCTGATCGGCCTTGGTCGCGGCGGTAACTACTTCCGCGCCAAGTTCATTGTCGGCAGTCAGGCAATAGAGGCCGACGCCGGAGGTAAGGCAGCTTTTGCCGTTCTTACGTGGAACTTCGATATAGACGACTCGGAAACGGCGTCTGCCTTGCGCGTCAAGCCACCCGAACGCCGTAGTCAGGATGAAAACCTGCCACGGTTCTAGCCTTAGCGACTGCCCCGCCCATGTGGATCCTTTGACGTGGGGCAGTTTCTCGATAAAGCTACAAACGCGATTTGCGGCGGCTTCGTCGTAGTGAAACTCGAATGACTTACGCGCGAGGTCGTCAACTTGGCGCTGGCATGCCTGCTTCACAAACTCACAGGCTGGAATCTTGCCTTGCAATACATCGGCGCAATATCGGGTGGCTAGTTCGGTGTATTGAACTCGTCCCACGGATTAGCGCCCTTTTTGGGAGGTGCCGCCTGTACTTTGCTCCGGTCGGATGGATTTAGACCCATCTTTCCGAGCATGGAATTTAGAAGCCGGTACTCGTCGGCGTTACAGGGGATGGTGCGAATCTGGTGTAGCTTCTTTGCTGCGAGTTCTAGGTGTAGCCGATCCGACTTAAAGAGAACACCATCTGGCGCAAGGCTCACAATCTCGTACCACGCGGCCTTTTCGTCATCGTTTAAGTGGCTAGGAGGCTCGCCGATTGGGCCATTTGGCTGCGGCTCGTGCTTGCGAGACTCGGCCCGGGATGGGTTCTTACGGAAAGCACCGGAAGCCTTGAGTATGTTGGTCGGTGTGCGCGGGCGTCCTGCCATATCAAATTGGTTTCAAATTGTGGATGCGAAAATTTCAC